ACAGCTAGCCCATACTCCCGTGCCAGGACGCTCGAGGGCACACCCAGGCGATACTGTTCACGAAGCTCACGGACCTGACGGTCGGTGAGCCGTCGACCCCCCGCGCGGCCTTTGATTGCCATGTCCCGCATGTTGTCGCGGTGCGTCCCGAGGAAGAGGTGCCGTGGGTTGCAGCACGGACGGTTATCGCAGCGGTGCAACACGAAGAGGCCAGGGGGGATCTCGCCGCAAATGGTTCGCCACATGGCGCGGTGCGTCGTCTCCGTCAGGAGGCGCCCGTTGTGTTGCCCAACGGTAATCTTCCCGTAGCCCCGACTGTGGACGGCCCCCTTCCAAGGCCAGCAGGCGTCGGGGCCTCCTGACGCGTCGATGCCGTCGCGAAGCCGGTCGACCAGGAGTCCCAGTCGTCCACGGTCGGCGCACGCCTTCCCGCAGTACGCCGCACGACCGGAGCGGACCTTGCTGGCCTTCCTTGAGAAGGTGGCTCCGCACCACTGGCAAATGAGAGTGACCCGCCCTTCGCTGGTCCGCCGACACCCCATGCTGCAAAAGCGACGACGGCCTACCTGAGACGGGTGCGGGTGAAACGCGCGGCCACAGACCTCGCAAGGTTGTGCGCCGCTAGACTCCTGATGCATCTCGTCCTCCCAGACGGGCTGCCAGCCCCCCGGCCGTTGACGCGGCGCGGGGGGCACTTGCGTTCAGTAGATGGTACCGCCCCCAGGTTGAGGAGACGTGGTCGCGCCGCGCCCCCGGTACAGGCGGAGGGCGCGGCGCGCCGGTGCATTGTAAAGATTGCTTGACACGAAGCACACGACGTCATTACGATGCCCCCGGACGCGATGAGCGACACGGGGGCATCGACACCCGCGGCGGCAGGCGACGGAGCAGCGACGGCGGCGCCGGCCCCCGCGGCGCCGCCGTCGCCCCCCCCTCCACCGCCCTCCGGGGCGCAGACCGCGCGCTCCCGTACGCCCTCCCCCTCGAGGGCGGAGCCCGGCCCGGCCAATCCGCCGGCGCCCCCTCGCTCCGCGCCTGCCACCCCGGCGCCAGCAGCGCCCAGGGAGCGGGGTGGCCCCCCAAGGGAGCGCTACCCCATCCCGCACCAGGACCCGCACACCCCAGCGACCCAGCACCCGACTCCCGCCCGTGCCCCCTCCGGAACGCAGCCCGACGCGACGTCGGAGCGAGCGCGGAGCCAGGAGCGCCCCCCGGAGCGCACCGGATCGTGGTTCGACCGGCTCCTCGGTAGGAGCCCGGCGGACGACGCTTCGCGTGCCGCCCCCGGTGCCGCTTCGAAGGCCCCCGCAGCGCCCGATGGCAGGGATGCTCCCTCTGGGAGCGCGTCCGGTGCTCCCACAGCACAGGCCGACGCCCCCCTTGGGGCGGAGCCCGACGAGCCAGACACGCCCTGGGAGCCCCCCACCTCTCGAGAGGAGGAGGCGCGGCGCATCCAGGCCGAGGTCGACCGCCGGGAGGCCCGCCGGCAGCGCCAGCAGGCCGACGCGGGGCGCCAGACCCGCGCCCAGCAGCTAGCGGCGCTCGAGCAGCAGGAGCGCGAGGCCCGGCAGACCGACGTCTACCAGGCCGCCCAGCTGCGCGACCAGCTCGACGCCCACCGCGCCCAGGAGGAGTTCGTCACCGGCATGGTGCGGGCCTACGACGGGGCCACGCTCGACCCGCTGGTGCTGGCCCTGCCCGAGGGCGAGCGGGGCACGGTGCTCGCGGACGTGCCCCCCGGCCTGGACGGGCGCAAGGCCCTGGTGGAGCGCACCCTCAAGCACCTCGAGCAGCGCTGGCGCGCGGACGAGGCCGCCAAGCTCAAGAAGAGCGCGGCCTTCCGCAAGGAGGTGCTCGCCGAGTGGCGCGCCGGCGCCCTGGGCGACGCCGACGCTCCCGACGAGGAGCCCGAGTTGGTCACCGGCGGCAACGGCCACCGGCCCAATCTGTCCATGAACGCCTGGTTGCGCGGCCAGCGCTGAGCCCGGCTGCGTTCACACCGAGTCCCCCGCACTCCGGAAACCAGCAGGCTGGCCTGACACCCCCGCCGGCGCGTACAGGTCGCCGGCTCCAGTCGCGGAGCCTCCCCCTCCTGGGGCGGGGCCGCCGCAGGAGCCGACGTAGATGAGCTTCAGCGCCATGATCGACCGGTCAGAGGCCGGTCCCCTGATCCCGGAAGACGCCGCCCGCGAGATCATCGCCGAGAGCACCGAGAAGAGCTTCGTCCTCTCTACTTTTGATCGCGTGCCCATGTCCCGCAAGCAGAAGCGCCTGCCCATCCTCGATAGGAAGCCCATCGCCTACTTCGTCAACGGCGACACCGGGCTCAAGCAGACCAGCGACCTCAAGTGGGACAACCTCTTCCTGAACGCCGAAGAGCTGGCCGTGCTGGTGCCCATCCCGGACACCGTCTTCGACGACGCCGACTACGACCTCTGGGGCCTGGTGCGCCCGCAGGTCACGGAGGCCATCGGGGCCAAGGTGGACGACGCCGTGCTCTTCGGCACCGGCAAGCCAACCCTGTGGCCGGAGCCGGTGCTCACGGCGGCCACCGCCGCCGGCAACACCGTCACCGGCGCCGTCGCCAGCGCCACCCACGACGTCTTCGACGACCTGAACGCCACCCTCAACAAGGTGGAGGAGGACGGCTACGACCCCGACGCCTGGCTGCTGCGCACCAGCATGCGCAGCACCCTGCGCAACACCCGCGACGGCAGCCGGGGCTTCCTCTACCCGGCGAGCGGGCCGGCCAACGCCGGGGCCCAGTCGGGGCGCTGGGCCGGCGAGGTGTGGAACATCCCGGCCAAGGTGAGCAAGATGGGCCTCTCCGGCTTCGCCCCGGGGGCCACCGGGGTGATGGCCTTCGCCTTCGACACCAGCAACTTCAAGGTGGCCATCCGCGACGACATCAACATGCGCATGTTCGACCAGGGCGTCATCTCCGACGACGCCGGTGTCGTCCTGCTCAACCTGATGCAGCAGGACACCCGGGTGCTGCGCGTCACCTTCCGCGTCGCCTGGGTGGCCGCCAACCCGGTGACCCTGATGCAGCCCAACCGGACGATCTCGTATCCAGCCGGGGCGCTTCAGCAAGGGACATTCGTGCCCTGACCCCCTCGTAAGGAAGGTCGAAGAAAGGCAAGGGCAAGCAGGTGGCCCCACCCCTGGTCCGCGACGTGGCCCTGGAGATCCCCCGCAACGACGCCTGGCAGCCTATCCAGGAGGCCCGGGTCAGCTGCTGGACCGGCCGGGCCGGGGGGCCGGCGGGCCGGGCCACGGTGGGCTGCGACTACCGCCGGCTGCTCCCGGGCGGCGCGCTGGGCCCGCTGCAGACCACGGCACCCTCGCCCCCGGGCAACTTCCACACCCTGCACCTGGGCGACCTCACCCCGGGCGGCTACTACCAGTTCCTGCTCACCGCTACGGCCGAGGACGGGTCGGGGAACACGTCGCAGAGCCAGGTCCACCGCTTCACCCAGACCCCCGGCCCCATCCCCCCGGGCCCGGTGCTCTCCGCCATCACCGTGAGCGCGATCACCGCAACGGGGGCCACGGTCACCTGGTCGACCGCCACGGCGCAGCCGGGCGGCCAGGTCAACTACAGCCCCAACCCCAACCTGGTGCCGCTGTCGGTGGCCAGCGAGCCGGCGCCGGCCGTCACCAACCACAGCGTCACCCTCGCCGGACTGACCGCGGGCACCCGCTACTACTTCCGCGTCTTCCAGTCGGCGAGCGACGGCAGCTCCACCCTGTCGGGGCTGCGCAGCTTCGTCACCGCGGTGTCGCAAGAGTCCCCCGAAGAACCCGCGCCGTGAGCACCCCAGAGAGAGGAGCGCGCCGTGAGCAGTCGCAGCAGCACCAGCAAGACCCCGCCGCCGGAGCCCACGCCCGCGGAGAAGCCGACGCCCGCGCCGGAAGAGGAGCAGCTCGCGGCCACCCCGGAGGAAGCCCGCACCCAGGAGCAGCAGGACACCGAGGCGGCGCAGAAGGCGGTCGCGGAGGCCAAGGGGAAGCCCGGCGAGCGCACGCAGGTGGGGGGCACCGTGCTGGTCGACGGCCAGCCGGTGGGCTACACCCGCGAGGGCGCCCTGTCGGCGACGAAGGGCGGCCCCGTCGACCCCACCGTGATGCCCCCGGAGCTGGCCCCGGAGGGCAGCGAGCCGAAGTCCCCTCCCGACGTGATCACCCGAGCCGACGCCCCCTAGGGTGCCGGCGCCGCCCCTGCGCCGCTGCGCCCCTGGCCCCCTGAGCGACGACCGATGGTCACCCCCGTCTCACCCGTCCCCGGCAGCTGCACCCTGGCCGAGCTCGAGCAGGAGACCGCCTCCCGCCTGGGCCCCTTCGCCCTGCTGGAGGCCGCCAGCGGCGGCGACCGGGAGATCGTGGTGGAGGTGCTGCGCTCCACCGTGGAGCTGGGCGGCTGGGTCGACCTACACCTGCTGCGCCGCGGCGCCACCCAGGCCCCCGACCGGCAAGCGCGGGTGAAGAGCTACGACCCCGCCCTGGGCAAGCTCGAGCCCGATCGCTCCTACGTCAGCCCACCGGTGGGGGGCGAGGCCGTGGAGGCCCACCACCTGCCCCCGGAGCTGCTGCGGCGCATCGTGCGCGCCGGCCTGGCCCGCTGCTGGATGCGCTACGGCCTCCACTTCCTCGGCGAAGACCCGGACGATCCCCTTGCGCCGTTCGTGCCGGAGACGGGCGCCATCGACCTGACGGCGTACGCCCCCTGGCTCACGCTGCCCCAGCAGGTGGTCGACGTGCTCGATCCCACCGCGGGGCGCAGCACGGGCGGGACCAGCGTCCCCGGCTGGACGGTCTACGGCCACGCCGGCCACGCCTGGCTCACCCTCCCCCGGGGCACCCGCAACCCGGGCTTGGGGGTGATCGCCAACCGCGCCCACTTCGGCTACGTCAACGGGGCGGATGCTCCCGGCGGGCCCACCGCCGACGGCGACGTGCTGGCCCTGCCCGTCCAGTACGGCGCGGCCCTGGCCCACGCGGAGGCCTGGCGCATCGCCCGCGACCGGCTGGAGACCGTGGCCGCCGAGGGGCGGATGCCCTCGCAAGCGGAGGCCGCGGCGGAGGCCACCCGGGCGGCGGTGAGCTACGCCCCGTGGCTCTTCGCCGGCGGGCGAGAGGACCGCATCGGCCCCCTGCTGGGCCTGCGGGGAGCCACCCGCACCACCGCGCCGGGGCTCGAGGGCGCGCTGGTCAACGGGCCCCTGTGGATGGCGCCGACCCCCGCCGGGGGCGCTCCCGCCGGGGGCCCTGGCACCGACGGCGGGAGCGTCTGAGCGTGGCCGTCACGGCGCCCGACCGCAGCGGCATCGCTCCGCCCGCTCCCTCGGGAGGCTCGCCCTCCAGCGGGCGCAAGCCCTACCCCTGGCACATCACGCTCCAGGTCGGGGAGGGGCAACCGCACGGGTTGATGCTCCGGGACGGGCTGGTCGGCAAGCGCGTCCTCCCGATGGCGAACTACCAGGCCCCGGTGCAGGAGGAGGAGACCGGCGACCTCTACCGCGAGCGCAGCTACTCCTTCCGGCGGATGTACCTGGGCTACGGCGACGCCACCCAGCAGAGCAACGGCCCGCCGGCGCGCTACTTCTTCGCCAAGAACGCCTGGAGCAGCGGCGCCTTCCGCGGGCTGGGCCCCCGCTTCCGGCCCCTGGCCCTGGCCGCGGCCGAAGGCGAGGTGGCCGGCGCGGTCGAGGCCGTCCACGTGGTGGCAACCGTGCCCGAGACGCGCCTCTTCGTCATGGCCGGGCGCTACGTGCGCCGGTGGGACGGCGACACCGGCGCGGAGCAGGCCCTCTCGCTCGACCTGGGCGCCGGCGTGGAGGCCTGCAGCTGGGCGCGCTGGACGGCCGGGGGCCCGGGCGCCCAGGACGCGCTGTACCTCACGGACAGCGCGGGGCCCGTCGGCCACCTGTGGCGCTACCAGGGGGGCGGCTGGACCGACCTCACCGCCGGCGGGGCGCCGGAGGCGGCCCTGGTGCTCAACACCGGGCCGGAGCTGTGGCGGGTGTGCGGCACCGGCGACCAGCCCGACGTCCCCTACGCGGTCAGCAAGTGCGAGGGCGACCCCACCGTGCCCCTGAACTGGACCAACCCCATCGAGGTGGGGGACGCCAGCGTGCCGGTGACCGGCCTGGGCGAGCTGCAGATGCGCCTGTTCGTCTTCAAGGCGGACGGCACCGTGTGGGCCCTGCAGGGGGGCGCGGACACGGGGACGGCGCGCTGCCTGACCCCCGACCTCCGGGAGAGCCAGAGCGCCGAGAACGGCAAGCGCCCCCACGCCTGGCTGGGCGCGCTCTACTTCCGCGCCGGGGAGAGCCTGTGGCGCTTCACCGGCGCGGCGGCGGAGCGGGTGGGGCCGGAGCGTCTGGTGGACAACACCTCCCCCCTGCGGGGCCCCGTGCGCGCGTTTTGCGGCTTCGGCGCCTGGTACGGCCTGGGCGCGCTCCACAACGCCTCCACCCACACCAGCCACCTGCTGCAGTACGGCAACTGGGTCCCGGGGGAACCGACCAGCCCGGGCAGCGCCGGGGGCGGGGGCGTGGGCGCGTTCCTGCCCGCTTGGGAGGGCTCGGTGCTCGACCTGCCCGGGAAGGTGGTCACCTCGCTGACGGTGACCACCCACGAGGGCGTGGTCGGCGCGCCCGACCCGGCCGACCCCGCGGGCCCCGCCGACCGGGGCAACCCGCTGCTGGTGGTCGGCTTCGGGGACGGCACCTACGGCTGGCTGCGCCTGCCGCGGGACGGCCCCTCCCCCTTCACCCAGGACGCCCACCTGGCCCCGGACGACTTCACCGACCAGGAGGCCTACACCCGCTTCCCCCGCCACAGCCTGATGGCCCCCGGCGACCTGAAAGCCTACCTGACCTTCGCGGCGACGGGGCCGGTGCTGGACGAGCACCGCAGCGTGGAGGTGCAGTACCGGGTGGACCCGGTGGGGGACGATCCTGCCAACGCGCCCTGGACGGCCCTCTTCCAGCGCCTCACCCAGGCCGGGGGGCGGGTGCTGTTCCCCGACGACACCACCGGGCGCACCATCGACGTCCGCGAGCACTACCGGGCCACCGCGCCCCCGCCCGGGGCGCCCCTGTCGACGGCGTACGACGCGCTGGCCACGCCGGTGGTGGCCACCCTGACCCTGCGCGAGCAGCTGCGCCCGGCCTTCCGGATGGAGTACGCCTTCACCGTCCTGGCCGGCGACCGGGTGGCCCGCCGGGACGGGGCCTCCGACCGCAAGACGGCGCAGCAGGTCCGCGACCTGCTGGTGCAGGCGGCGCAGCTGCCGGGGCACGTCATCCTGACGCTGCCCGACGAGACGGTGGGGCGCTTCGCCATGATCGAGTTCCAGGAGACGCTGCCCCCGGACGGGCGCTTCCGCCGCCGGGGCGCGGAGTGGCTGATCGGGATCACCTGCGTGCAGTACCGCACGGTGGCCCCCTACGGGCGCTGGTTCCGCTTCTTCGGGGCCCGCTGGCAGGATCTGAACGGCATGACGTGGGCCGAAACGAGGACGCTGTGAGGCCAGACGGATGACCATCAAGCTGGGGCCGATGGAACTGCTTGCGACGGAGCCCCTGGACGGCATCGAGGACTACGTGAACGGCCTCCAGCCGGACGGCGGGGAGTGGACCAACTGGAGCCGGCTGTCTGGCCACGACCACTCCGGGGGCTTGCTGGGCGCGCCGGTGACCGCGGTGATCCCCCCGGGCAGCATCACCGCCGGGCAGCTCGACCCCAGCGTGCTGGCCCCCTACGCTCTCACAGACGGCTCCAAGCCCTTCACCGGCCCGGTGACCATGCAGGCCGACGCCATCATCCGGGACGCCCTCCACTTCGGGGAGCAGGGGACGGCGCTGGCCCCGGACGCCACGCTCTCCCGCACGGGGGCCGGGGCGCTGCGGGTGGACACCCACCTGGGGGTGGGGGTGAACCCGTCCGCATGGGAGGCGTCCTGGCGGACGGTGGGAGTGGGGGCCATGGGCTCCCTGGCCGGGCACACGAGCTACCAGGCGACGGCCCTGACCCACAACGCCCGGCTGGCGACGGACGGCCACTGGACGTACCTCACCAATAACCAGGCGCAGCAGATCACCATGACGGACGGGGGGATCAAGTTCGCCACCGCCCCCGCCGGGACGGGCTGGGTGACCGCGTTCGATACGCCCAAGGCGGTCATCGCCCCCACCGGCACCCTCACCCTGTCCCCGGACGGGGGCGCCTCGGCCCTGGTGGCGAACGTGGCCGGGGGCGGGCAGCTCTTCGTCGCGGACGGCATCCTGTCCGGCGGGGCCGCCCGGCTCTACGCCAGCCACCACCTGGAGCTGCAACCCGCCGGGGGGATGGTGCTCCCGGGGGCCGCCAACAGCTACGCCCTGGGCGCCGCCGGGACGCCCTGGTCGGTCGTCTACGCCACCAACGGCACCATCCAGCCCTCCTCGGCCGCCGTCAAGCAGGCCATCGCCCCGCTCGATCCCGGCGAGGCGATGGCCGCCGTACGCACGACCGAGCCGGTCACCTTCACCTACACCGCCCCGCCCCCGCCCCCGGCCAGCCAGCAGCGCTACCGGCGCCCGCCTCCCGTGCGCTTCGACTGGAAGAGGGAGCGGGATGCCCAGATCGCCCGGCCGCTCATGGCCGCCGCTCGGCAGCAAGCCGGTTTCGTGGCGGAGCAAGCAGCCCCCCTGTTCCTCACCGGCGAGGGGCAGGCCAACGCGAGTAACACGGCCGGGGTGCTCCTGGCCGCCCTGAAAGACGTCGATACCCGGCTCACCGCACTCGAGGAAGGAACCGCATAGATGGCCGCAGCCGTTGGCGCTACCGCAGCGCTCGACGCCGCCACCCTCAACGCCACCGTGGGGGCCAACAGCACCGGGTTGAAGGTGTCGATCGACAACCTGTGTGTGATGAAGGCCACCCTGGATGCGGTGAGCCCCCAAGACATGATCGACCCCGTAGAGGAAGGGGGCTGGGGGCTGGCCATGACGCTCGACCAGGCCCAGGCGATCAAGGACGCCCTGGCCGAGTGTCCAGCACTCCAGACGGCGATCAACGCCAGCGTCGCGCTCAGCCGGACGTGGGGCCTGGGCATATAGCCGGTGAATACGGTTGCCCTGGAGCGGCCCGCGCTGCCGGCCGAGCCGTCCAACGGTGCGTCTGCCGCTGACCACGCGGGCCGGGGCTGGATCATCATCGGCCCCCGGGTGCGGGCCCACCTGGGCCCCCAGCTTGAGCGGGCGCTGCCCCTGGTGTGGCTGGCCCTGTTGGAGATGAGCGGGGCCCAGGAAGGGCAGGGCTATCGGCTGGTGGTGGACGCCGCGCATCTTGAGCCGGCGTCGGCTCCGGAGGCGCCGCCCGCGTGAGCGCGACGACCAGCGGCGACGTGCGCACCGTCCGGCCGGACACCGGGGCCGTGCTGGTCAACGGCGTGGCCGCCCCGCTGGAGGGCATCTCCCGCTGGGATCCCCTCCAGGGCGGCTGGGGTTTTCTGACCTGGACCGGGTCCGTGTTCCACCCCGGCATGGACCTCAACGCCGGCAGCGGGGGCAATGCCGACTGCGGCAAGCGGGTCTACGCCCCGTGCGCGGGGACGGTCCTGGCCGCCCTGCCCTGGGACGGCTGGACGACCGGGGAAGGCAACCACCTCTGGGTCGCGCTGGACGACCCGGTGGCCGTGGCCCCGGCGTGGCTGCACGTGATGCACCTGCAGGAGTTCCGGGCGCAGGTGGGGCAGCGGGTGGGCGCCGGCGACGTGCTGGGGCTGTGCGGCCGGACGGGCAACTGGGACTGGTGCCACGCCCACACCGAGCTGACCCGGCACGACCCCCAGGGCAACTGGTGGCTGTGGCCCAGCGGGTGGAGCCGGGAGGCGGTGGCCGCGGCGTGGTTCGACCCCTTCTGGTGGTGGACCGAGACGGTCAAGCGGGGCGCGGCGGTGGCGCCGGTGCCGCCCCCGGTGCTGACGCCGCTGACCCGCGCCTACTTCGAGATGCTGAGCTGGGAAGAACCGGCGGCCGCGTAGGCACGAGGAGGACCCCCGATGGCCGAGCAGGCGCTCTCAGACGCGGAATTGGCCTACGAGTACGCCCCGGCCAAGTGGGGCGCGTTGATGCCGGACATCAACGACCTGCCCTACGAGGCCTGGCCGGGGATCTTCAAGAGCTGGCTGGACGAGACGAGGGCGGGGCGCCAGCGGGGCACCCCCCTGGCCGGGGAGCAGCCCCTGCGCAGCGGCGGGGTGTGGCAGCCCTTCCAGTTCGGGGACGCCTTCTTCAAGGACGGCGCCTGCGGTTGGCGTGGTTAGCTGAGAGAGGGGGGGCGAACGATGCCCAGCATCCACTTCATCCTGCTGCTCATCGCGGCCATCCTGGCTGGGATCGCGGCGGTGTACGTGCCCGCCTCGCCGCCGCGGTTCAGCCTGCTGGCGGCGGCCGTGTGTTTCCTGGCGCTGGCGTTCTTGTTCCCTGGCTAGCGGTGCGCCCGCATCCGGCGAAGCCGTGGACGGTCGCCGGGTTCGCCCTCGGGGTGCTGGGGGCGCTGCTCTTCCTGCGCGCCTGCGGCCCCACCGCCTGGGGCCAGGGCACGATCACGCTGTGCCACTTCAATGGGGCCAACGCCAGCCCGGTCTACACCCAGCTCACGTTTTCGCTGGACGACCCCGCCCGTCTGCCCCACGTGAACAACCCCGCCGACCTGGTGCCCGCGCCCCCCGGCGGGTGCCCCGCTTCCCCCCAGACGCGGACGCCGGTACCCTCGCCCACATGGACAGCGACCAACACGCCGACGCCCAGCACGACGCCAACCCCGTCTTCGACCCCGAGTCCATCCCCAACGTCGCCCTCCACCGCGGTGATGTTCTCGTCGTTGACCCCTTCAGCCACGGGCGTTACGAGTACCGCCTCTTCGACGCCTACCAGCGCCACCTCGCCACCCTCGTCGGTGACCACAACAGCGACGGCCACTTCGTCATCGACACCATCCAACACATCGGGCGGGGCCGTGAACTGCTGCCCCTTCGTCGCCAACCCCAGCCGGACGCCTACACCCAGCCCCTCACCGTCGCCAACGCCTACGCTGCCACCATCACCGTTTCCGTCCCCCTCCCCTCCGATGGCCCCTACGAGTACCGCCTCGCCCACCACCACTCCCACGCCCACGCCGGAGACGCCGACGGCGCCCTCCCCCACGCCCACGACCACGCCCACAGCGGCGCCGACGCCCACCGAGCCGGGCAGTACGGCCACGGGCGAGACCCCCACGCCCACCGGCACTGAAGCGCCGCCCTGGGCGGCCTTCGAGGCGACTGGTCGCCCGCCCGCTCCCCCGGAGGCCCCGCATGACGACGTCGGACCGGACCCGCGACCCGCTGAACCTGGGCCCCCGGCTGCGCCACCCGTCGTCACCGTCCTCGTCCCCGGTCCCCCCCAGCTCCTCCCCGCCATCACCGTCGTCCCCCCGCCCGTCATCACCCGAGTCACCCAAGTCACCCAGGTCACCGCGATCCAGACCGTCCTCGTTACGGTCGTCGTTCCGGCGCTGGCGCCGGCGCCACCTGCTGTGGGAGGCGAAGGTGGGGCGGTGGGTGTACCGCCGGCTGCCGATCCTGGGGGCGATCCCCGCACCCCAACTCCCCCCGGAGGTGGAGGTGCTGGCCCTGCGGGTGCTGGTGGTGGCCCTGCTGGCCCTGCTGGTGGTGGAGACGGTGGTGCTGGTGCTGACGGCCCCGGTGGCCTCCCCCGCTCCGTAGAGGCCCTGCTGCTGGGCGCCTCGGCGATGCTGGGCCTGGCGCTGGGCCTCCTGCGGGTGGCGACGGAGCGCCGATGAGCAGCGGCTCCGGTCCCGTCCCCATCCGCCCCGTGCCGCGCCCGCCGGTGACCCCGGGGACGTCGGAGCCGCCGGGGACGGTGACCGCGGTGGCGCCGCCCGGCGGGACGGCGACCGCGACCAGCGCCCCGAACCCGGCCCCGGCGCAGGCGGCGCTGGCGGTGTTCATCTTCCGCCAGATCATCGCGGTGCTCTTCCTGGGGGGCTGGTTGGTGCTCTTCGCGGGCGAGCTGCTAACCGGAGACTACACCCTCCCGTTGTGGTACCACTGCTGCGCGGTGGGCGTCCTCGCCTACTCCTTGGGGATCAACGTCGCCGAGCTGACCGCGTTCCGGCCCCCCACCGTGGCCTCGGTGCTGCCCCGCGGGGGCCCCGAGCGATGAGGCGCCCCTTCCCCTTCCCAGGCTCCGCGCCCTTCGTGGAGAGCGGACCGCTGACCTCTTCCTCAGCAACTAGCACCCCCCCAACGTAGACCCGCACCTTGACCGCCATTTCTGCGTTCCTCTCCAGGAGAGTATGTCATCTTTCTCTGGCGTTTGGTGGGACAATCGCACCAATATGGTACCATCTGGACAGACCGCTGCGAAAGCGGTACTACATTGGCACCATGGAGCAACCCCGCACCGTGACCACGAACATCCGCTTTCCCGAAGATGTCCACGCACAACTCGCCGAGGTAGCCAAGGAGCAACGGCGCAGCATCAACCAGGCCGTCGTCGTCGCCGTCGAGCGCTACATCCGGCAGATGAAGGCCAACCGGCAAAAAGGCGCCCAGGATGGTCGCTGAGCAGCACGGCGCGCCGATCTACCGCGCCGTCTGCCTCTACCCTCGGAAGAGTCCTGCGACTGGGCGCAAGGCCCGCACCCAGGAGGAGATCAGCCTGGAGTACCAGGAGGAGCGCATGCGGGCGTGGTGCACGGAGGGGGGCCACACGGTGGCTGCCGTCCGCCCCGAGACGCACCACCGCTACATGCTCAAGTCGCGCCCCGCCCTGCGCCAGGTGCTCGAGGAGTGCCGGCAGGGGCGCTACGACCTGGTGCTGGCCTACGACGTGACGCGGCTCTGCAGCAAGAGCAACGACTACGGCTGGATCGAGGTGGAGCTGCGCGACGCCGGCGTGCCGCTCCGCCTGGCCTTCGACGACGTGCCCGAGGGCCCCTTCTCCGGCGCCATCAAGAGCATGAAGGCGGACGGCTCCGGCGAGGAGGTCAAGCTGATCCGCCGGCGCACCAGCGAGGGCAAGGAGAAGCGGATGACCGCCAAGGGGCTGCCCCTGGCCCGCCCCGCCCCCTACGGCATGTGGTGGAACCACGAGGCCGAGCCCCGGCGCTTCCCCCGGGCCGACCAGCGCTACGCCTACTTGCTGCCCAAGCGCGACGACACGGCCGAGGTGATGCGCCGCGTCTACGGCGAGCTGGCCGCCGGCCGGGCCTCGCTGGGCACCCTGGTGCGGCAGCTGAACGCGGAGGGCGTGCCCGGCCCCCACGGGGGCGTCTGGCAGCGCAGCAGCCTGGGCTACCTCGCGCACAACCCGGCCTACTGCGGGCTGGAGGCCACGGGGCGCACCCGCCGGCGCCTGCGGGGCCGGGGGGAGGCGGAGGAGTGGGTGCGGGAGCCGAGGGCCCCACAGGACTGGCGCGTGCTGGAGACCGTCCGCCACCGGCCCCTGGTGAGCCGGGACGTCTGGGAGGCCGCCCAGCGGGCCCTGGCCGGAAACACCCGGCGGGCCTCGTCGCCGGACTCGCTGGCGTCCCGGTGCCTGCTGGGGGGCGGACGGGCGACGTGCGCCGGGTGCGGGGGGCCCCTGTGGTCGGGCGGGCGGAGCGCCGTCTCGAAGGAGGGCGACGGGACGGCGCCGGTGGGGGTGTTGGTCACCTACTACCAGTGCGCCGGCAACCACGGCCACGCCCGGGACGGTGTGGCCGCCGGGGTGCGGGAGGCCTGCCCGGCCCCGGCGCACGTGCGGGCGGACGTGCTCGACCACGCCGTATGGCAGGCCGTGCTGGACTACCAGCCTGTCCGGCCCACGCCGGAGCGGAGCCGGCAGGCGGCGGACGACCGGGAGCGGCAGCGCAAGCGCCTGGTGGCGGAGCAGCGGAAGGTGGTGCGCGACCTGCGGGCGGGCGAGCAGCAGGTGCTGCACCTGACGGGCTACCGCCGGGCGGCGGCGGAGGCCAACAACGAAGCGTGGGCGGGGCGCCTGGCGCAGCTCGAGCGGGAACTGGACGAGCTGGCCGGCGCAGCGCGCGCGGACAAGAGCACGCACGCGCGGGAGGTGGCCACGTTCCGGGCGCTGTCCGAGCACCGGGCCGACCTGCTGGCGTGCCGGCCGTGGGACACCGGCCGGGACAAGGACGAGGCTATGCGGGCGCTGGTGGGGGCCCTGGACGTGCGGGCGCAGGTCGCGCGGGAGAAGGGGCCGAGCAAGACGCGGCCGGTGGCCTGGGCGCTCTCCGTGGCCGGGCACGTGGTGGCGGAGGGCGGGACGTCCCTGCGGGGACCGCAGCCGGGGACGCCCGGCCCCGGGGCCGGGCGGGGGGTGGCGGGAGTACGGGAGCGTACAGGACGACACCTGCGACTGGACACAACCGTAATCCCCGACCCGGCCGCCCTCGCCGCCGCCCTGGCCCGCCTCCGGGCCCACCAGGGCGACTGCCGGGCAACGAGCTGCTCGCCTCGCAGCCTCCCTAGCCCAGCGTCCGCGGCTCGTTAAGCACCACCACGCCCACCGCCAACACGGGGGCGTGGTGGCCCCCCACCCGGCGCAGCACGTCCTGCACGCCGGCCGGGCCGCCCAGGGCGGGGGCCCCGGCGGCCGCCGGCGCCTTCACCTCCACCGCCACCTCGCCCGTCGTGAGGTCAGGCCCGGGCGCCTCCGGCGCGACGCCCGCGCCGGGCTGGGCGCTCCGCTGGCTGTCCTGCGCCGCCCAGACGCCCCGGAGCAGGCCCTCGATCAGCCCCGCCAGGCTCATCGGCCCGGGGCCGCTCTGGGCCTGCGCTCCCGCTGCCCGGCCGCCGCCTCGGGTGCCGGGGCGGCCCAGCAGCGCCCCGGGGTTGGGGAACCCGAAGGTGTAGGACAGCGCGCAGGCCACCTCCGCGTCCGGCTGCTCCGTCTCCCCCCGCAGCAGCTTGGCCACCGTGGTGAGCGGGATCCCGGAGCGCTTGCTGAGCTCGCGCACGCTCCACCCCCGCTCCTCGCGCAGCGCGTCCACCGCCCGCCCGAACGCCGGGCCGTCCACCCGCAGCCGGGCCTGGGCCCGGTGGTAGGGCTTCGGCTCGCCGTCTTCCCCGCCGTACCCGTCCCCGTTGCCGTCCGCCTCTCCGTTCGCCACCGGCGCTTCTCCCGGTCGCGCGTCCTCGGCCTGCTCCCGAGTGGTCATGCCCGCCCCCTGTCTGGCGTTTGGTGCGCTGCGTGGTGTGCCACTACGGCATAGCACGGATTGTCCTGGATGACAAGCGCCCCAGAGAGAGAGAACGGACGGGGTACGAAAACGATGCGCCTAACCTGGGACATCAAGCCACTAGGGGTCTTGACACACCGGACCAGCGGGGCGTACTCTCCCGGCACACTTCCTCCCCCGGAGACCCCGCGCTGCGCTCCGACCGGCCAACGCGGGTAGGGGGCCCCCCGGAGCGGGGGGGACGCGGATGGGCTGCGAGGGACGGCTACATGGTGGGGGCGGCGGTCGCGGTCGAAACGGGGGCCGACGCGGGTCCGGTGGTGCGCCCGGCCCTGCGGGCGTGGAACACGGCGCACGAGCGGGAGCGCCGGCGGATGGGCCTCGTGACCCAGGACGCCTACGCGCAGTGGATCGGGGTCGACCCGGGCAACTGGAGCAAGTGGCGCCGGGGCCGGCGCCCGGTGCCCGGGCCCGAGGGGCGCCGGATCGCGGCGCTGCTGGTCCACGACCCGCGCTGGCCGGGGCTCTGGCTGAGGCTCGTGCAGGAGCAGGAGCTGCTGGCCCTGGAGGAAGAGCGCGCCGCCCCCGGGCCGCGCGCCCGGGGCCTGCGCCTGGTAGGGGCCGGGGAGCGTCCCCCCCTCCAGGGCTGAGCGGCTCGCCTCCGCGGGCCATGCCCGCGGTGCCGGTGAGGAGCGCTCCCGTCTGATCGGTCCGTCCCCCATGCACCCCAGGAGGCAGCAGACGATGGCCGCGGCATGCCCATCCGCACGCGAGCGAGGACGCCCCCGCGTGGTCGCCGTCCGGGAGCTCTCGGAAGAGGCCCGGGCCGCGGAGGCCATCTGGCGCCTGGTGATCGACGCCCAGCGCGACGACCTCGACCTCCTCCGCCGGCGCTGGCCCGACCGGGAGAGCGCGGAGAGCCGGGGGGCCATCGAGCGCCTCAAGCGCCGGGCGGCGGTCGGCGGGGACGCGGAGCAGGCCCTGGAGGCCGTGCACGCCGCCTACGGCGGGTGGGGCCGGGCCCCCCGCCACGTCAGCGAGCGCCTGGAGCGCTACGTGGAGGAGCAGCTCGGGCGTCGCCCGTGGCCGGAGCGCGACCTCGCCGAGCACACCGACGAGCCGGCGCTCGTACGCAAGCGCCGCCGGCAGCACCGAGTAGCACCGAGTAGCACCGAGTAGCCGAGAGCCGATGCGAGAGGAGCCCTGAGCCGTGAGCCAGACGACGAGCGCACCAGCACCCACCAGCCTCCTGGACGAGGCGATGCAGCACACCGGGGAGCGGGAGCCGATCTACCACGGCACGTTCCAGGCGGAGGCCCGCGCCGTCAGGCTGGTCAAGGGCGTCGGGAAGGTCGCCTTCGACGACGCGACCGACGACCCCTCCGAGCGCCGGGTCTCGGTGGACGTGACGGTGGTGCCCCTGGACCCGCTGCGGGGGCCCATCACGCGCTCCATGATCACCTCCAGCGCGGAGTGGAAGCTGCTGCGGGAGTCGCTCCTGCGCCTGGGCCTGCAGCTCTCCCAGGCCAACGGGCAGGCGGTGCGGATCCGCTTCGTGGAGGACGCGGCGCTGGGCACCTACACGGACAAGGCGGGGCTGACCAAGCCCCGCACGGCGCTGGTGCTGGAGGCCGTCTTCCCCTCCGAGCAGGACGCCCTGGAGGACTCCCAGCGGCTCCGGACGGCCGGGCCTTCGGCAGGGGGCGCTCCCGCAGGGGCCCCTGCCCCCGCCCCCGCTGGCGCGCCTCCTCCGGGGGGCATCAGCAAGCCGATCGCCGAGGCCTTCCTCCCCGGCCTGTGGAAGGCGGCCGGGGGCGACCGGGCGGTGTTCGCGAACATCCTCAAGACGAGCCCCGCCGGCGCCCACTTCGACCTGACGTCGCCGGAAGTCGTGGCCCTCACGGGGCAGACCTCCGGTGCCTGAGCTGCTTGAGCTGTAGCCCCCGGGTGTGGAGCGGAGGACGGCATTCCCTGAGAGGAGCGGACGATGAAAAGGATGACCCAAGGCGCCCAGAAGCCTCGACGGCCGCGCCCACCGCGGATCGTCGTCGAAGTGACGGAGGAGATCATCGCCAGGTCTGAGCAGCGAAGCAGCGCGCACTGCATGCTGGCGGAAGCCGTCAAGCACGCTGTTCCTACGGCCAGAACGGTCGCGGTCGATCTGCAAACCATCCGTTTCAGCGATCCAGCGACGCGGTTCCGCTACGTGTACTTAACTCCAGCGCGCTGTCAGGTCGCCCTGGTCATGTTCGACCGGGGCCTCCACACGGACCCCTTCAAGTTCGTGCTGCGTGGTGCGCAGGTGGTCAGGATGGCGGAGCCAGACCCACGGCCGCGTCCCGAGGGCAAGGGCGTGGCGTTGTTGCCGGAAGGCCTGAAGCGCGAACTCGTCGGCGAGAACGCCACCACGAGTTCCCCCGTCCCTCGCGTGAGCGGTGGCAAGGCGCCTCCCACGGCTGCACTCTCGAACACGCGATATGCCGGCCAGCGCCGTGCGTTCGGGCTGCGCAAGCTCAGGGTCTGAGTGCGGACTGATGCCTCCTCCCGCCGTGGTCGCGGCCCTGCTGGACGACCGGGAGCCGGCGCCGGTGCGCCGGGCCTGCGCCGAGGCCTTCGCCGCGCACGACCCGCCGGTCCCCTGCGAGACGGGGCGCCTGCTGTGGGGCGACGTGTGGCTCACCTGCGCCGACGGGGCCCTGGTGGTGGCCGAGCGCAAGACGCCGGGCGACCTGGTCGCCTCCGTGGTGGCCGAGCGCCTGCGGGAGCAGGTGGCGGGCTGCCTCGGGATCACGCCCTGGGTCTACGTGTTGGTCACCGGCACGCTGGCGCCGGGGGACGACGGGTACGCCTGGTGGGACGGGCGGGGCTCGCGCTTCCGCTGGGAGGCCCTGCAGGGCGCGCTGGCGGACGTGCAGCAGATGGGCGCGGCGGTGCTCACCTGCCAGGGGGACGCCGACGTGGCGCCCACCCTGCTGCGCCTGGCCCGCCGCTCTCGAGAGGCGGTGCGCCTGGTCCCGGCCCGGCCGGCGGCGCGGGTGGACGACCGCCTGGCCTTCCTGGCCTCGCTGCCGGGGATCGGGCTGGAGGAGGCCCAGGCCCTGCTCGAGCACTGCGGGTCGCCGGCGGTGGCGCTGCACTGCCTGACCGACGGCAAGGCCCTGCCCCCCGGCGTCGGGCCCGTCGCCTGCGCCGAGGCCCGCCGGCTGCTCGGCCTGGAGGACGGGTTCATCCTGGCGCTCGCCGTGGAGGAGGCGCTGGTGACAGGGGAGGAGGAGGACGCCGCGTGAGCGATCCGCTGTGGGAGCAGGCGGGGCGGTTGCACGCCTCGCGGCTGTTCAAGACGTCCAGCACGGAGCACGCCTACGCGATCCTCCTCGCCGGCCAGGAGATGGGGATCGGGCCCACCACGGCCTTAGGGAACATCACCGTCATCTCGGGCAAGCCCGCGCTGGGGGCGGCGCTGGTGGGCGCGCTGATCCAGCGGTCGGGGCGCTACACGTACCAGGTGACCGAGATGACCGACCAGCGGGTCTCGATCGACTTCCACGAGCGGGCCATGCAGTTCATCCCCGGGGGCCCGCAGGGGGAGAACCGCAAGCTGGGCACGTCGACCTTCACCCTGGACGACGCTCGGAAGGCCGGGCTGGCGGGCAGCCAGACCTGGAAGAGTTACCCCCGCAATTTGCTGGTGGCCAGGGCGCTGACGAACGGGGCGCGGTGGTACACGCCGAGCGTCTTCGCCGGGGCGGTGTATGACCCGAGCGAGCTGGAGGCCGTGCAGCCCGCTGTGGCGCCAGGGCCCCCCGGGGGGGCGCCGGAGACGAGCAACGGTGTGGACACGGCGGCGACCCTCGAGCAGCTGCTCGACCGCTACGGGGCCGACGCGATCGTCGCGGCCACGGGGGGCGGGATCCCGGCCACGGCGGAGGAGGTGGCGGCGGTGGCCGAGCGCCTGGCTCAGTCGCCGGAGGCGGCGGGCTTGCCCGCAACGGGTGCGGTGACGGAGGCGACCGTGCCCACGGCGGAGGCGGAGACGTGAGCACCGAGCGCGTGGTGTTCTTCGTCGTCCTGGGCGCCTGCGTCTGCGGGGCGGTCATCGCCGTGGGCGTGCTGGAGTACGCGGTGTGGCTGGCTTCGCTGGCGGAGCGGAGGCGCAGGTGATGGAAGGCCTCTCCTTGCACCACTTGTCCGCCTCGAGCGCCAACACGTACGGCGAGTGTGCGCGTCGGTGGAAGGAGCTGTACCGCGACGGCCTGCCCCGGGTGGTGAGCCCCCCGCTGGTCTTCGGGAGCGCCTGGGACCTCACCGTGGGCCGCGCCCTGCGCAGCCCGGAGCGGGGCGACGTCACCGTGGGGTCGCTCCTGGAGGACTGGCGGGCGGTCTGGCCGGAGTGCGTGGGGGAGGCGGAGGCGACGGGCCGCATGGACTGGGGGGGCGACCTCCCGGCCGACCTGGAGAATGAGGGCCGCCTCTTGTGCGCCCTCCCGAAGACGGCGGAGGTGCTGCGGGCGATGCGGGTGCGGACGGAGCGCGGTGACCCGGCCCTCCAGCGCCGCATCAGCCTGTCCGTGCCGGGGGTGCCGGTGCCGGTGATCGGGTTCGTGGACTTGTGGCTCGAGGACGGCACGGTGGTCGACGTCAAGACCGCCAGGAGGCCCTGGGCCGCCTCCAAGCCGCGCACCGACCTGCAACCCCGCGTCTACCTCGCCGCCCTGCAGCAGGAGGGCTTCCCGCTCTCCGGGCTGCGCTTCCGCCACCTGGTGTGGGTGCGGGGGTCGCGCCCGCAGCTGCAGGTGCTGGACACGGAGTTCTCTCAGGGAGAACTCTTCGTCGCCCTGGACGCCCTGCGGGAGACGTGGCGGGGGATCGCCGCGGGTGTGTTCCCGCCCAACTTCGGCTGCTGGCGCTGCGGGCCCGCCTGCGAGGTGTACCGGGCGGGCCGGTGCCTGGGGAGGCGCTGATGCCGAAGCACGTCGCGAACCGCGTCACGGTCGAGGACCTGGACGAGATCGAGCACTGGGCGGGGCAGTTGGACGACCTGTGGGTCATCGTGCCACGGCGGGACGCCGTGGCACGCACGCGGGGCGTCAGCGGCTACGGGGAGAAGCAGCGGATGGCCGACACGCTCTTCGACCTGATCGGCGAGGTGCGTCGGCTGCGCGTGGCCCTGTCGTTCGCCAAGAGCGTCATCCACAGCGGGGAGGACTGGTCGCCGAGCTGCGACGAGATGATCGACGGCGCCCTCTCTGCGGACGCCCCGGCAGGGGACAGCGAGCATGCCTGACGCGGACGCGGTGCGGCGCTACGTGGAGGAGCTGCCCGCGGAGGAGGCCTTCGAGCCGGCCCAGCACGCACTGGTGCGGGTCGCCCTCAAGTGGCTGCACCTGCTGACCCCCGAAGAGCGCCAGGAGTTCCGGGGCATCCTGATCGAGTACGAGCCGTACGAGCCCGGTCTGGTGCCCGTCGAGGGCTACGTGCCCATCCGCGTCACGCTGCTGAAGCGCGAGCCGGTGGAAGAAGGGAGCGCGGCGTGCCAGGACTGAGCCGGCAGCTGCACCGCCCGGCGGTGGTGGGGGCGCTCGGGGGCCACACGGCCCGCCTGACCCCGGAAGACGACCACCTGGTCTTCGTCAGCAGCTACCACCAGGGCCTCGTCGCCGAGTTCAAGCAGGCCGTGCCCCCGAGCGCCAGGAAGTGGGAGCGCGACCGGCGGGCCTGGCTGGTCGACCCCGCCTACGGCGATACGGTGGCTCGCCTGTGCGAGCTGTACCTGGGCGTGAAGCCGACGGTGCCGGCGGTCAGCCCGGTGGCCGCAGCGGCCCCGCAGCCCGTGGTGCGCCTGCTGGTGGTGGAGTACCTGGGGGGCGCCCGGCTGCGCCCCGGCGGGCAGGTGACGGCCATGGGCTGGGTGGACGGGGAGTGGCGGGTGGCGTTCGACGTCGCCGTGCTGCGCCGCTTCTTCGAGCCCGGCTACGGCGAGACGCAGGTGGTGTCCGGTGATGAGAGCGGCGGGCCTCCGCCGACGCTCTACGCGCTCCTGGGGGTGACCGGGCAGGCCACGGGGGACGAGCTGAGGGCGGCCTTCCGGCGCCAGGCCCTGCACCTGCACCCCGACCGCAACCGGGAGCCGGACGCAGCCGACCGCTTCCGCCAGGCCAAGGAGGCCTACGACCTGCTGCGCGACCCCCTGAGCCGGCGCAAGTACGACGTGGGGCTGGCCTTCGAGGCGGACGCCCAGCAGTACGAGGCGCTCGACCGGCGCCGGCGCCAATGGCGACAGGAGCCCCTCCCCGAGCAGACGGTGTACCGGGCGCCGGTGACCAACGGCGTCTTCCTCCTGCGCGGGACGCCCCGGCTGGGGGTGTTCGTCGCGGCGGAGGTGCTCCAGCGGGAGGACATCACCTCGAGGGACGGCGCCGTCCTGGTGAGCAGCTGGCCCAAGGACGGGGAGACCTTCGAGCGCCGGTGGGTGCGTCCCGGGGACGTGGCCGTGCCCTGACCCGAGGGAGGGCGACAGAGCACCACTTAGCACCACTCGGGACCACTCAGCACCACTCGGCACAACGCACCGCCACTCGGAAGACGGGACGGGGAGGGACGGGACGTGGATGCCACGCAGACGGCGAAACCGGAGCGCTACACCCGCAGCACCACGGCGCAGGGCCTGCGCCTGATCACCCGCCTGGACGGGCGGCCTCTGGGGACGCCGCCGCCGGCGCCGGACCCGCAGCTGCAGGAGGCCCGGGACCTCATCCGCCGCGCAGCCCAGGCCCTGCGCCGCCCCGTCTCCGTGTGGCGCCCACCGCCCCTCAGGGCGCCGGCCTCGCGGCCCCCGGAACTGGCGCGGATCGACGGGGCGGCGCTGTGCCGTGCGCGCGCGGTCGCCCGCATCTCGCAGCGCGACCTGGCCGCGGAGCTGGACTACTCCCGTAGCGTGGTGGCGGAGGCCGAGCGGGGGCGGCGGTCGGTGCCGGAGCGGCTGGCCTGGTGGGCCTACCGCGTGCTGCACGCCGCCGGGCAGCCCGTGCCTCCCGATGGAGGGGTGCGGTGAACGCGCGCCGCCCCGGGCTTCGCCCGCCAAGGGGGGCGTGGGCGTGGTGGTACTGGTCGCTCGGCTTCGCCGCGGGGTCGCTGCTGGCTTCGTACCTCACCCTGGCCTGCGCCGTCGGCAGCGCGCAAAGCCCAGGGGGCCCCTCAGGGGAGGTGCGGGCGGCCCTGGCGAGCGCGTCGGCGGCCTACGGGGTGCCCTACGCCGACCTCTCGAGGGTGGCCTGGTGCGAAAGCCGGTGGAGGCCCTGGGTCGATAACGACCAGGGCAGCGGGGCGCAGGGGTTGTTCCAGTTCATGCCGCGCACGTACCGCTGGATGTCCCAGCAGGCGGGCTGGGGCGGCAGCAGCCCGTACGACCCCTGGGCCGCGGCCCATGTGGCTGCTTGGGCTTTTGCCAACAATTACGCAACCCATTGGTCATGTAGATGAACAGGTCTTCTCGGTACGCTCAACTGAGAGCGATGCCCCCGCGCTGCTTGCGACAGCCGGGGGCGTGGCACGCGGTAGTGGAGGTACCGAATGCGGAGCGACTCTATCAATCGCATAACGCTGCCTTGCGAGTGGTGCGGGCGGCGGATGGAGGTCGTCCCCTCGCTGGCGGACCGCAAGCGCTTCCACGACCAGGGCTGCTACGACGCCTGGCGGCAGGCACAGGCGCGTCTCGTAGTCGAGCAGCGGTTCGACGCCAAGTGGGCCCCCCGCCCCGATGGCTGTCGGGAGTGGTCGGCGTCCCGGACGCCGTCAGGCTATGGGAAGTTCTTCATCGAGGGCCGGCTCGTGCCGGCGCACCAGTACGCATACGAGCGCGCGTATGGGCCGGTGCCGCAGGGATTGGTCATCGACCACCTCTGCCGCAACCGCTTCTGCGTCAACCCCGACCATCTGGAGGCCGTGCCACAGCGCGTCAACCTGGCTCGGGGGATGTCGCCCCCGGCGATCGCGAACCGCCGGGGGACCTGCGGCAAGGGGCACCCCTATACGGTACGCGGGGGCAGGAACTTCTGCTCCATCTGCACCAGGGAGAACGAGCGGCGCCGTGGCGCGCGGCGCAAGGCAGCCCGCTTGGCCCGCGGGCTGAAGGGGCCGGCCACGCACTGCCGGAACGGGCACCTCTTTACCCAGGAGACGACCGCCTGGATCACGCGGGGCGACGGCAAACGCTCCCGCTACTGCCGCCTCTGCAAGAACGCGACATGGCGGCGGATGTACCAGCGACGGATGGCAACGGCTTCTGGTTAGAGGCCTTCGTTAACGGGTACGCGCAGCACTGGAGGTCTTGCTGGTGAGCACGTCGATCGTGGCCGGGAGCCTGGCGGCGCTGGCCCAGCGCCAGAACGTGGGGGTCGCCTGCCTGTTCGCGGACGCCACGCACGTCGTGGTCGTAGACGTCAGCGGGAGTATGGCGAACGCCGACTCCCGGGGGGGGCGGCGGCGGATCGACGTGGCCAGGGAGGAGCTGGCCAAGCTGCAGGCGCAGCACCCCGGGAGGCTGGCCATCATCGGCTTCTCGGAGCGGGCCCGCTTCCTCCCCGGCGGGGTGGTGCCGGAGGCGGAGACCAACACCGACCTGGCCGGAGCGCTCGGGTACGCCCGGCGGGTGGACGGGACGGGCCTGGCCCTGGTGGTGATCACGGACGGCCAGCCGGACGACGCGACGGCCGCCCTCGCGGAGGCGCAGCGCTTCACGTGCCGGATCGACGTGGTGTTCGTGGGGGACGAGGCGGACGCCGGCGCCCAGCTGTTCTGCAAGCTGCTCGCCCGCTCGGGTCGGGGCACGGCCTCGCAGGCGTTCCGGGTGGGGGGCATGGCGGAGGCCGTGACGCCGCTGCTCAGCGCAGGTGCCTCGCGGTGACCGGCGCGTCGGCGTCGGCGGATCCTCCGGCCCTGCGGGTGGCGAAGACGGCGGTGGCGATCGGCTGGTCGGTCATCCCCGTCCCGTCCCGCTCAAAGAACCCCAACCGGGCCGGCTGGCAGAAGGAGCGCCACGCCGAGCGCGAGCTCCCCCGCGTCTTCGCCCAGGCCGACGTGAACTGCGGGCTCCTGCTCGGGAACCCCTCCGGCGGCGTGGTGGACGTCGACCTGGACACCCCCGCCGCGGCGCAGCTGGGGTCGCTCTGGCTGCCGCCCACCGGGGCCGTCTACGGGCGGCCCTCGGCCCCCGCCTCGCACCGGCTCTACGTCCCGACGGCGGGCCTGCGCACGGAGAAGTTCCTGGACCCCACCGCGCCACCCGGGGGGACGCAGAAGGCGACCCTGGTGGAGCTGCGCTCGACCGGGGGCCACTCGCTGCTGCCCGGGAGCGCGCACCCCTCGGGAGAGCCGTACCGCTGGGAGGCGGGCGGCCCCCCGGAGGCGATCCCGGACGCGGACGCGGTCGAGGCCGCGCTCCTGCCTGGCCTGGTGCGCCGGGTGGCGGCGGGCGCCCTGCTGGCCTCGCTCTGGACGGACGGGCGCCGGCACTTCCTGGCCCTGGACGTGGCGGGGGTGCTCCTCTCGAGTGGGTGGGGGCTGGACGAGACGGGCGACTTCCTGTGTACGGTGGCCCTGGTCGCCGGGGACCAGGAGCACGCCGAGCGGCGGACGGACGTGGCGACGACCTGGCAGCGCCTGGCAGCGGGCCAGGCCATCACCGGGATCCCGGAGCTGGCCCGCAAGCTGGGCTCGAAGGTGGTCGACGACCTGAAGGACTGGCTGGGCGTGGCGGGCGCCTCGGCAGGCGGCACGACCGCCCAGTCCGTCCAGGGCATCCCCGTGGGACCCGCCCCCTCGAGCCCTCCACCGACGCCTCCTTCACCCGGACCGGCGCCCACACCAGCGGCGCCGAAGCCGCGCCGCCCGCGCGCGCCAGCGGGGACGCCTGCCCTGGCCAGCGGGGAGGTGGTCTACGAGCTCGCGGGGCGCCTCCTGGCCGGCCACCACTTCGCGCTGGAGGCGGAGGACGGCAGCGCCCTCTACGTCTACGAGGGGGGCGTGTACCGCCGGGGGGGCGAGCGCTTCGTCCGGGGGTGGGTGATCCAGGAGCTCGACGACGCCGGCTTGCGGCACCACTGGACGCCCGACCTGTGGAAGGGGGTGGCGGAGCACCTGCGGGCCCAGGCGCCCGTCCTGTGGCCCCGCCCGCCCGACGACACGCTGAACCTCAAGAACGGCCTCCTGCGCCTGTCTCAGACGGCCACCGGGGTCACCGCGCAGCTGGCGCCCCACTCGCCCCGGCACCTCGCCGCGGTGCAGCTGCCCGTGGACTACGACCCGGCGGCGGACTGCCCGGCCACGGAGCGCTTCTACGCCCAGGTGCTCGAGTCCGACGTCTTCCTGGCGGGGGTGCACTGGGAGGTGTACGCCTCGGTGGCGGTGCCCATGGCCCGCTTGCAGGAGTGCGTGCTCTTCCTCGGGGAGGGGTCGAACGGGAAGAGCCGGGCGATCGCCGCCCTGCGCGCCTTCGTCGGGCGCCAGAACACCCGCTCCCTGTCCCTGCGGAGGCTCGAGCACGACCGCTTCGCCGTCGCCGGCCTGGTCAACAAGGTGGCCAACCTGTGCCCCGACCTGCCCACGGCCACCGTCACCGAGACCGCCGTGTTCAAGGCCCTCACGGTGGGGGACACGCTGACGGGCGAGCGCAAGTTCGAGCCGGACTTCGACTTCGACCCCTTCTGCCGCCTGGTCTTCTCCGCCAACAACCTGCCCGCGGCGCGGGACGCCTCCGAGGGCTACCTCCGCCGGTACCTCATCCTCAGCTTCCCCCGCGCCTTCCCGCGGAAGGGGCGCGGGTGGCGCCGGCCGGAGGACCTGGACGCGGAGCTCTCCTCGGCGCAGGAGCAGTCGGGGGTGCTCAACCGGGTGGTGGCGGTGTGGGCGCGCCTGCGCCGGGACGGCTTCACCTCCACGCCCAGCATGGAGGAGGCCGCCGCGGGCTTCCGAGAGGCGGTCGACCCCCTGGCGGCCTGGCTCGACCGCTCCACCCGGGAGGACCCCGCGGGCTTCCTCCCCAAGTCTGACCTGTGGCGGGCCTATAACGAGGACTGCCGGCGGGGCAAGCGGCCGGTGATCACCGAGACGGCCTTCTCCCTGCGCCTGAAGAAGCTGCGACCGGGGATCGCGGAGGGGCAGCGCACCGTCCCGGGGCCCGGCGGGGGGAAGGCGCGCCCCCCGTGCTGGCTGGGCCTCAACTGGCGCGGATCGGCGGGGCTGAGCGGCCTGGGGGGTGTCCCATGAGGGGCCGGTGTGGGGCGCAGACCTGCAAGGGGTTTGGCCTCTTGCGCAAGGGGCCCGTATCTGGGCGCAAGGGGTGCAAGGGGTTTTGGGGCCCTATTGTTCTCACCTACGTTCCTCTCCCCTTCCCTCGCGCGCGCGTAAATAGCGTGGCCAAACCCCTTGCACCCCTTGCGTTGGGCGCTCTACCAGATCGGGACCGTGCGCGATCGGGGCCCCAAACCCCTTGCGCGGCGGGCCCCACGAGGGGGTCATGGTGACCGCCGACCAGGAGCAGGGGGCCGTCACGGGCATGACCAAGGACGAGGCCGCGGCGCTGGGGCGGGAGGTGAGCGCCACCGCCGGCTTCCGGGGCCACTTGCAGCGCCTGGCGGGTGGGTCGCCGGACGGCCCGTCCTGGGCGCTGCGGGTGGCGTCGGTCCTCACCGGCGGGGGCGGCCTGGTGCGCTCCCGGGAGGCCTGGGAGCGCTACCACGAGCGGGCGCAGCGGGAGGTGCGGGCGATGGTCGACGCGAAGAGCAGGGACGGCACGCTGTGGGGGGCGCCGAGTGAAGCCGGCCGGGTCGCCGGCGCGGTGGTCGCCGGGTCCTCGACCGGTCTGGAGGTGACCATGAGCGCCGAGGGGCCCACCGTGGTGCCGGACTTCCTGGGCGATCCTGCAGGGCAGCGGGCTGCCCCCGCTGGCCCCCCGCAGGTCGCGCAAGGGGCGCCGGGCGACCAGTCGCCTCGAAGGGCGCCAGAGGCGCCACGCGGGGAGCGCCACGACCTGAGCGACTGGCGGGCCTACACGCTGGAGGCGATCGCCCAGGCCGAGCGGGACGCGGCGCGCCTGACGCGCCAGGCGGCGGAGAAGCAGGCCCAGGCCACCCGGCGCCGGCGCCAGGCCCGGGAGCTGCGCCGGGCCCTGGGGGTGGTGCAGGACGTGGACGGCGACGCGCCCGCGGCTGCGCCGTCCGGCGGCGCACCCGCCGGACGGCGCAGCCGCGGGCGGGTGCTGGCGTGGGCCCAGGCGCACGACGGGGAGCTGGTGGTGGCGGCCTGCGCCCAGGACCTGGGCCTGTCGGGCGAGCAGGTGAGCGACGCGGCCTCCCAGGCCTCCCGAGAGGGGCGCCTGGAGCGGGTGGGCCAGGGGCGCTACCAGGTGGCCGGCTCGGCGCCCGGGGCCGGCGCCGAGGTGGGGCCTCCCGGCCGCGGTACCCTGGAGCCCCAGGAGGGCTGAGGTGCCTGAGAACCCGTCGGTAACCCGGGGCCCCAGTGGCCGGTTCCTGCCCGGGAACACCGGGAACGGGGGAGGACGCCCGCGGGGCCTGGCGGCGCTGGTGCAGGCCGAGACGCGGGACGGGGCGGAGCTGGTGGCCTTCATGCTGCGCGTCCTGCGGGGGGAGCGGCACCCCACCGTGCTGCGGCTGCAGGCGGCGCAGTGGCTGGCCGACCGGGGCTTCGGCAAGGCGGTGCAGACGGTGGAGGTGGACGCCTCCGTCGACGCCACCGTCACCCATCGGGAGGCCCTGCGGGCCCACGTGGACGAGGCCGATGTGGAGCGCCTCACCCGGGCGCTGTTGGGGAGCGATGACCGCGACCGCTGAGGCCGCCTTGGCCCCCGCGGCCGCGGGCACGTGGGACGCGGTGGCTCTCGAGTTAGCCAGAAGGCGCCCGGAGGTGTACGCCCTGGTGGCCCACGGCCTGCGCCCGGCGCGGCACCACCTGGCCTGGCTCGCCGCCCTGCGGGAGACGGTGCAGACCCCCGGCGGGCGCCTCTTGCTCATCGCCCCGCCGGGGACGGCCAAGAGCACCTACACCAGCCTCATGCTGCCGCTGTGGTATCTCGGGAACCACCCGGACCGGGCGGTGCTGGCGATCACCTCCAGCGACGTGATGGCGAGCGAGTTTCATGGCGTGGTCGACGTGGCCCTGCGCCAGAACGGCGCCCACCGGGCCGTGTTTCCCCAGGACGCGGGGCGGCCCGACCCGGCCCGGGGCTGGTCGCAGGACGGGCTCTACCTCGAGGGCGTGCCCCCGGGGGTGAAAGACCCCTCCTACCGCGTCTCCGGCTTCGGCTCGTCGGTCATCGGCAGCCGTTGCCACTTGCTCCTCCTGGACGACCCGGTGACGCAGGAGACGGCCCAGAGCGAGGCCGAGATGCGCCGGGTGCGCCGGGTGCTGGACCTCACCCTGCTGACCCGCCTGCACCCGCAGGGCAGCGCGGTGGCGATCATGACCCGCTGGGGGGAGGCCGACCTGGCCGCCCACCTCCTCTCCCAGGGCTGGCGCGCCGAGGTGTGGCCCCAGCTCTCCGAGGCCTACCCGGGAGCCGAGCGCGACGGTGAGGGTCGGGCCTCCCTGTGGCCGCGGCGCTTCCCGCTGGCCTGGGTGGAGGGGGAGCGCGCCCGGCTGGGCACGGCGCAGTTCGAGCTGGTGCACCAGGGCAACCCCCTGCTCATGGGGGGCAACGTCTACCGCGCGGCCGAGTGGTTCCGCCCGCTGCCGCCGAGCTTCCTGACCGAGATCGCGCCGCGGGCGGTGCGGATGATGTACGTCGACACCGCGTTTAGCGAGAAGACCGCCGCCGACTACACGTGCGCCGTCACCGTGGCCTACGACCCCCGCGACCCGCAGCGCCGCCTCTACGTGGTGGGCCTGTTCCGGAAGCAGATCAACGAGGACGGCCTGGCCGCCGCGCTCGCGGAGCACATCCTGGTGCACCGGCCCGACGCCGTCGGGGTGGAACTGCCCGCTTTCCGCCAGGAGGCCACCCAGGGGATGCTGCTGGAGCTGGGGCAGCGGCTCTCCGGGCGCCACCCGGTGGTGGTCACAGCCGTCCGGGTGTCCACGGACAAGACCGTGCGCGCCCGCCTGCCCGCCGCCCGGGGCGAGGCCGGCCTCCTGTACGTCGACAAGCAGCTGCCGGAGTGGCCCACCGCCGAGCGCGAGCTGCTGGGCTTCCCCGTGGCGGCCCACGATGACGTCTCGGACGCCCTGGCCGGGGCGACGGTGATGGCCCTGGGGCCGGTGGGGCAGCAGGCCAGCGAGCGGCCCCAGAAGGTCAGGTTCGGGTAGGGTCCGGCGTTGGTGTGGCTCGCCCGCGCGATCGCAGGCCCGGCGGCGGCGTCGTCGGCGCGGCGTCCACTGCCTGGCGGAGCAGCGTCTCGGCCAGCCAACCGTGCTCCTCGCCCGTCGTCAGCAGGGAGTGGGGGAGCGGGATCGCCGCGTAGTACACACGGCCGTCCGGCGGGGGGAGCGCGCGCGTGAGCACCACGACGACGGTGTCCTCGACGGTCTCGCGGTCGGTGATCTCGAGCAGGTCCTCCTGCCCGGTGACATGGTGCCAGCCCGCGTAGCTCAACACCGTCACCTTCCGGAACCCGTCGTGCTGCCACTCCGGGCGCTCGCGGAGGGCCACGCCGAGCCACGCGATGAACGGCAGGAGCTCGTCGTCGAGCCAGCGGTCGCCCTCCCAGACGGGGGGCGGGCCGGGGTCGAATGCGGGGGGCTCGGGGGCCATGGTCGGTGCAGGATACGCCCGCTTGCAGCACGGCCGTATCATGGGCGCACAGGACGCGGGGTACAGGGCCGCCTCCGGGTAGGAGGCTGCTGCCCTTGGCCGAACGCCGCCGCTCCCAGGGGAACCCTGACCGACGCGCCCGTTCCTCGGCTTCGCCGTCGGCGAGCGAGGAGCGCACCTCCCCGCCCCGGGCTACCAGCGCTGTCGACGACGCCCGGGCCGCCGCCGAAGCCGGCGAGATCCTGGATCAGCTCCGGGCCGACTTCGGCGAGCGCGACCGCCTCTACGAGGCCACCGAGAAGGTGCTCTGGAGCGAGTACACGCTCAACGTGCCGGACGCCTACCGCACCACCACGCAGGAGATCCGCTCCCCCATCCAGCTGAACGTCGTCAACACCATCTCCGCCGCGCTCTCCGTCAACCCGCAGAACATCAACTTCGAACCGTTAGGCCAGACGCAGAAGGCGGAGCTGAACTCCGAGCTGCGGGAGCACTTCTTCGAGGCCTCCTGGCGGCGCCAGGAGCAGGAGGCCCGGCGCCAGCTGCTGCGCCTGTTCCTGTGGAGCCTGGTGACCAAGGGCGAGGGCGTGCTCAAGACCGTGGAGCGCACCCGGCGCTGGGCCGGCTACACCAACTACAGCCGGCGCCTCAAAACCGAGCTCGACGCCGACGGCGCGCTCACCGCCGAGCAGCGGGGCGAGCGCTACGACTCCCAGACGGAGGTCTACAAGCAGGGCGCGCCCTACCCCATCACGTCGACCGACGTGCCCCCCGAGTCCTTCTACTACTTCCGCAGCCCCGACGGCGACCGCTACGTAGCTGAGGTGCAGGACGTCCCCTACATCGAGGCCCTCGACCGCTTCGGGGCCGGCCTGGACGGCAGCGGCAACGTGGTGCGCGAGGAGGCCATGGGCCTGCCCCGCCCCGAGTGGAGCCGGGCCATGGCGGGTACCTCCGTCCTCACGCTCGCAGAACTGTGGGACTGGCGATCGTGTAGGTACCTCCTGCTGGGGCCCAACCAACTGGCCCGCAAGCAGGGGCGCGGGCTGGGCCGGGGCACGCTGGTGCGCCGCCTGGGGCGCCACGGGTACGGCGACCCCTGGACGAAGACGCTGCGGGGCCCCTACTTCCACGCCCTGGGCATCACCACCGCCTCCCGCCTCCCGGAGCGCGCCGGGCTGTCCGTGCTGTTCCCCTTCCTGTCCCTCTTCCGGGCCCTGGACTCGTACCTGACCATCCAGAGCAACGCCGCGTACCTGACCGGCTACCCCAGCTTCAAGCGCACCCAGCCCCCGGGGGCCACCCTGGCCGCCTCGCTGGGGCAGGTGGCCGGCCCCCAGGTGGCCCCCTTCGGGCTGGACGGCAGCGAGCGGGACGCGCTCGCGGCGCAGACGGCGACGATCCAGCCGGGCACCATCTACCCCTGGGACGTCGGGCCGATCGACCCGCCCCGCTCGGGGGTGGACATCGACAAGATCATCACCCAGATCCGGGGCTTCCTGGAACTGGCCCTGCCCAGCGTGGTGCAGGGCGTGGTGTCCGGGGACGAGAGCGGGTACGCGCTCAACCAGGCGGCGCACCTGGCGCGCCTGGCGTGGGACCCCATCATCGCCAACGCCGAGGTGGCCCTCTCTGAGCGCGTCTCCTTCGAGAGCTGGCTGATCGAGAAGAAGATCGGGGAGCGGGTCTACTCGTGGGGGCCGACGCCCGGCACCGGGGCCCGCCTGCGCCGGCCCCTGGCCACCGCCCAGGCCGGGCCCTCGGGCTGGCTGGGGGTGGGGCCGGACGAGCTGCAGGGGGCGCACCGCTATACGGTCAAGCTTGACCCGGAGACGCCCAGCAACAAGACGCTGGAGATCCGGGCCCACGTGGAGATGGTCAAGGCCGGCTTCGAGACCACGGCCATGGCCATCGAGGCCCTGGGGGGCGACCCCGGGGAGGTGGAGCGCGGGCTCCTCATCGAGAACCTCAAGCGCTCGCCCCAGATCCAGGAGCGCCTGATGCAGCGGGTGTGGCAGCGCCTGGGGATGGGCGACCAGCAGCAGCTGCAGCAGATCGGCGCGGGACCGAACGGGGCGCCCCGGCTGCCCCCGGAGCTGGCGGCGATGCTGGCCGGCGGCGGTGGTCCGGGAGGCCCCGGAGGGCCGCCGGGCCTGGGCGGACCGTCCCAGGGCGGGATCGGCCTGCCCTCCCCCATCTCCCCCGGCAACGGGATGCCCCTCACCCCGACGCCTCAGGGGAGCGTGTCCGGCTTCGGGCCGGCGGGCCGCGCGGCGGTGCAGAACGGCGCTACCGGACTTCCGTCAAATCCGGCGGGCGGTCCGGTGCAGCCGAACGTGCCGGCGAACAGCATCCCCCTGCCGGGGCAGGGATAGAGGGGATACCAGATGGGCTCCCGAGCGCTGCGTTCCTCGAGGCTGCCCCGACTGGTGCCGGCGGCGAAGCCGGACTCGCTGGAGGGGGTCGCCGACGAGATCGCGGAGTGGGTGGCCACCACCGGGGACGCCATCGCCGACGGGCTGCTGCAGAGCAACCAGGCCCCGTTCGCCGCCCCGGCGTCGCAGCGCGAGCTCTCGGAGTTCTACGGGCGCACCCTGTTCGGCCCGCAGGGGCTCCCGCTGGCGCCGGCGTGGCAGGCGGAGTTCCAGCGGGTGGGCGCCCGGGGCCTGGTGGAGGCCGTGCAGGGGGGCGCCGCCTGGCGCCGGGAGCAGGGCCTGCCGGTCCACCTCCCACCGCCCGCTGGCCCCCCGCCGCGCCCCGCCGAGGCGCCACACGCCACTCGGGGGGCGCAGGACGCCACACCCGCCGCGCAGGAGGAGTGAGATGGAGGGCTTCTACCAGCTCCCGGCGTGGGAGCAGCAGGTGTGGACCGCCCAGTACGGGGCAGCAGCCCCCTACATCTGGGCCCAGCAGTCCGGCGCCTGGGCCGCCCCCTCGGCCCAGGCGCAGGGCTTCAACGCCCTCCCCGCCGACCAGCAGGCGATCTGGTACGGCACCTACGGCGAGCAGGCGCCCCAGATCTGGGCCCAGCAAGCGGCTGCTGCGGGCGGCGCCGGCGCCCAGGGCGCCCAAGCCGGCGCGGCGGGCTCCGCCCCAAGGGGGGCCGGGGGCCAGGTGCCGTTCGTCGGCTACAACCAGTGGGGGGGCACGGTGGCCCCGTCGACGCCCGCGACCATCGGGGCGGGCACGGCGGGGATCCAGTACGGCTACGGCGTGCCGGGCTTCGGCCAGGCCCAGATCCCCATCAACCCGGACTACCTCTCGTACCTCCAAAGCGCCCCCGGCTACATCCCGGGGAGCGGCACCTACAACCAGTTCCGGCTCGATCAGCCGGGACTGCTGACGAACATCCTGGGCCAGCAGATGAACGCCCGCTACGGGCAGGGGGGCACGGGCGACCCCACCACCGGGCAGGAGCCCCAGACGCCCCAGGAGTGGCTGAACCAGCCGCAGCTGTTCACCTGGGACTTCAACATGGGCCAGACGCCCGACACCCAGGGCCTGGACTACATCGCCAACCTCTTCGGGCGCCCGGAGAGCAGCTCCGGCCTCTCGACGGCGGCCTTCTCCGCCCCGGAGCAGTACTGGCAGGGGCTCTACCAGAACATCGCCAACGGCAAGGTGAAGCCCACCGCCGCCGGGTGGCGCTTCCTGGCGCAGTACAAGGGGGTCACGCCCCAGACGGTCGGCGGGGTGGCCCCCCAGCAAGCGGCCGCGGTGGGGGCCGGGACTGGGGGAGCGGGGGGCACCGGCAACGCCCAGACCGACGCCCTGGCCAGCATCGCCGCCTCCCAGGCCGCCGACCAGGCGGCGCGCCAGGCCTACCAGGAATGGACGATGCGAACGGGCGACGAAACGCTCGCCCTCCAAAAAGCCCAGCAGGCCTGGAGCCAGACCTTCCAGGAGCGTGCCCAGAAGTTCGCGCAGGGCGTCACCGAAGCCGGTCTCTTGGGCACCTACAACGGCCAGCAGACGCAAGCCGCCCAACAGCAGCAGTGGAACCAGGGCTTCCAGCAGCAGCAGGCCGACCGCACCACCGCGCTCTCGCTCCTCCAGCAGCAAAGCGCGCTCCAGGGGCCCCGCGATTGGTTGAAGTATCAGCAGCTGAATGCCAACACCCCGCAGGGCTTCCGCGACCTGGTTGCTGGCCTGGCCGGCCAGTACGGCTTTGCTGGCAGCGGCGCCCAGGGGACGCCGGGTGCGGCCACCCTGGCCACCCGTACGCAGGACTTGCTCAGTGGCGGCCAGGCCATGGCCGGCGCCCAGGCGCAGAACCAGTACGCCCTCCCCAGCCCCAATCAGATCAACCTGCGTAACTGGACGTCGATGAGCCCCAGCCAGCAGCAGATGGCGCTCGGCGCCTACGAGAGTCAAGGCTACCCGGGGGACGATGTGCTCAAGCAGCTGCAGGCGGCGGCCCCGCGCTACGTCGGGCCCAGCGCCGCCACGGTGGGGATGTAGGCAGCGAGGCCCCCTTGGCGATGCCGCTCCCACCGGTCGACCTGAACACCTGGCGCCGCTACACCGCCGACCGCTTCCGGGACACGGCCACGGCGGCGCTGCAGGCGGTGCCCCAGACGGCCTGGGCCCTGGAGGCCGGGCGCGCCCTGGGGGGCCTGCCCGACCCGATCGCTCCCCCGCCGCCCCCTTACGGGCAGAGCCCGCCGCCCGCTCCCCCGCCGCCCCCTGAGCCGGAGCCGGTCGACGCGCCGCCCCCACCACCGCCGCAGAGCCCCGTGCAGGCGCTAGGCTCCCGCATCGGGTCGACCTTCAGCGGGATCGGCGAACGCGCCTCAGGCGCCCTCTCCGGGGCCCGAGGGGCCCTCCTGGGAGGGGTGGAGCAGGCGCACCAGTCCGTCGGGGGGTGGGCCGACCAGGCGCAGGACCAGCTCGCCTCGCTGGGCAGCGAGATCGGCACCGGCTTCTCGGAAGCGCAGCGCGCGCCACTGCCCTCGCTCTCGGGGGCCTCCGGAGGCGGGCTGGTCCCCCATGGAACGCCAGGCCAGGCGCCCTCCGCCTGGGAGCCATCGACGCCGTGGGAGCAGGCGGGGGCCCTGGCCTCACGCGTCCCGAGGGGGGCCTTCGCGCCGGTGCAGGGCGTGGCGGGGGCCATGGGCGAGGCCCTGGAGCAGGGGCGCCAGGCCCTGCCCGGGCCTCTGGGCACGGCCCTGGGCGCCCTGGGGGCCGTCCCCGCCGGCTTCGGCCAGCTGGGGGAGCAGGCGGCCCTGGGCGCCGGCTTCACCCCGGAGCAGGCGGAGGCGCAGGGGCGTTTGGCGGCCATCGTCTCCCCCGGCCTGGGCGGGCTCGAGCAGGGGAGCCGCCGGCTGGGGCAGGTGGCCACCGCGGGGCTGGGGGGCGTCGGGGCGGTCAAGGGGGCCCTGGAGACGGAGGGCGGGCTGGGCGAGCGGGCGGCCGGGGCCCTGGAGGGCGGACTCAACTGGGCGCAGTTCGGGCAGCCGGTGGGCGCCCTCGCCGACCTGGCGCGGGTGTTGCCCTACCGCCTGGGCACGGCCGCCGCCGGGGCCGCCGACGAGGGGGCGCTGGGCATCCGCCGCGGGCAGCGCTTCCGGGAGGCCCCCCTCACTCCCGAGCAGCAGGCGCAGCGCTCCCGCGACGGGGCGGCGGAGCAACGGGTGTTCGACGCCATCGCCCGCCTGTGGCGCGCAGGCCCGGACGGAGAGGCGGCGGCCGACGACCTGCGCTTCCTGGCCGTGGGGAAGGGCGAGGCGGGGGAGGCTGCCGCCCGGGAGTACCTCGCCGGGAAGGGGCTCGAGGAAGTGCTGCCCCCGCCCCCTGCGGCGGCGGCCGCCGTGGCCGGCGCGCCGGCCACGGACGGCTCCCTGCTGGGCCTGGCCCGGCGGGCGACGTCGCCCCTCATGGCCCGCGCTGCCCAGACGCCGGGGGAGCGCGCCTTCGACGTCGCGGCGGGCACGGCCGGGGGTCTCGGGGCCGCGGCGACGGCGGACGAGGACGCCACCTGGCAGGAGCGCCTCGGCCGGGGCTTGGCCGGCGCCTCCCTGGGCGCCCTGGGCGGGGCCAACCTGCGCCAGCTGGGGCGGGTGGGACGCGGTGCGCTGGCGGACGAGACCCTGGGGGCCGCCGCCGGACGGACGCTGCTGCCCAGCGACCGAGAGGCGATGCGCCGGGCCACCGCCGCCGGACGGGCCGCGCCCCCGGAGGTGGTGGAGCGCCTGGCCTCGCTTCAGGACGAGGCCGCCGCTGTCGCCACCGGCACCGACCCCGCCCGCCGGGCGTCCCTGCTGGGCAACGTGCTGGAGGTGTTCAACAACTACAGCCTGGCCGGCCCCCTGTCCCTGCTCACCAACCTCACCGGGGGCCTCACCCAGACCGCCCTGAACGTGGGCGAGGCCGTGGGCGCCGCGGGCCCCCGGGGCGCCCTGCGCTACGCCCGGGGCGCCGCCGGGGCCGTCCCCCGCGCGCTGCGGGAGGGGGGCCGGGTGTTCGTGGAGGGGACGCAGGCCCGGGGCACGCCCCTGGGGGGCACGACGCAGGAGCTGGCCGTCGCCGGGGGCCTCTCTGAGGGCCGGGGCCTGGCCCGGACTGTGGGGAGCTGGGCCACCCGCCTCAACGCCGCCACCGACCGCGCCATCTGGGCCGTCAACGACGCCGGGGCCCGGCAGGTGGGCGAGCAGCTCGGCTTCACCGGCCAGCGGCTCGAGGACTTCGCCAAGCGCTACGCCGAGGAGGCCACCTACGCCGGCAAGCCGTCCGCCCTGGGGGAACTGCTGACCAAGGCCCGGGGCACCCTCTCCGACCCCGACGCCGGCGCGGCCGACCGCCTCTGGGGGGGCTTCGTGTACGCCCTGGCCCCCTACATCCGGGTGCCGGAGCGCATCCTGCGCCAGGCCGGCGACCTGACCACGCTGGGCGCCGCCAACTGGAACAAGCTGCTCGCCAAAGACCCGGCCGTGCGGGCCCACGCCCGGGGGCGCATCGGCGCCGCCACCGCCACCACCCTGGCCATCGCCTACCAGGCCGCCCAGGGCGCCGTGACAGGGGACGGCCCCCAGGACCCGGACGAGCGGGCCGCGCTGGAGGCCCGCACGAACGAGGCCGGCGACCCCCTGTGGCGACGGAACAGCTTCCGGGTGGAGGTGCCCGGCGCCGGACCGGGGGGCACGGCGCGCCTGTTCTGGTTCCCCAACCGGGCCCTGGGCGCCGTCGGCACCCAGATGGACCTGATCGCCAACGCCGTCGACGCCTACGAGCGGGAGCGCGCCGAGAGCGGGGAGGGCCCCGGTGCGGCCTGGACGGGGGGCAAGGCGCTGGTCAACGAGGTGGTGGCCACCGCCCTGGGCGACAGCTGGCTGGACGACATGCTCCGCTTCGGGGAGCGCAGCAAGAAGGGGCAGTTCCTGGAGGCCACGGGGGAGCAGCTCGCCGGCTTCGCCGGCCGGCCCCTGGCCGTGGCGGCGCCCCTGGCCCGGGCCACCGACCCCTACGCCCGGGAGGTGCAGCGGGGCGACGTCGTGGGGCGGGTGCTGGAGCGCCTGCCGTTCGCCCGGGAGACCCTCCCCGCCCGCGTCGACCCCACCACCGGGGAGCCCGTGCGCCAGGGCGGGACGCCCCTCCAGCGGGCCGTGGGGGCCACCCCGCCCGTGGCCACCGCCCCCCGGGCGGAGACGGCCCGCCTGGCCTCGCTGAAGGGCCCGGACGGCACGGCCCTGTACCCGGGGGTGCTGCCCCGCGTCTTCGACGAGCCGGAGGTGACCTACGCGGGGGCCACGCAGACGCCGGCCCAGAAGCGGGTGCTGCAGCAGGCCTACGGCTCCGAGACCGGGCGCTACCTGGGGCTCCTGCTGGCCGGCCAGGCGTACCGCGACGCCAGCGACGCCGAGAAGGCCGAGATGGTGCAGCGGGCGCTCCGCACGGTGGCCAAGGAGGCCGACGTGCGGGCGGGCAGCCGGATCGCCCGCGACCCGAAGAACCGGGCGGCCTGGGAGTACCTGGCCGTGCCCCACTACGCCGGGGTCGACCCCAAAGCGTCCCCGGACGAGATCCGGCGCCAGAACCTGCGCATCGCCGAGGCGCGGGCGCAGCTGGCCGCCTTCCGGGCCCGCTACCCGCAGCAGCCCCAGCGGGGGGAGGCCGAGCTGGCCCAGGCCGACCGGGAGCTGTACGCCCTGGCCAAGCGCCCCCCGGTGCCCCCGGCCTACCTCGAGGCGCAGCGGGAGGCGATCCGCAAGCGCGTGGGGGTCACGCCCGACGCCGACCCGGCGGACGTCATCCTCGCGGGGGCGGTGCGCCCGTGACGTCGCCGGCGGGGGCGGGGGTGGGGGCGCTCCAGATGCCCCGCAGCAGCAGCACCACGACGGCGAGGTACGCCCCGCCGGCCAGGACGAGCCCGGGCATCCCCAGGCCGATGCTGCCCACGCCCCCGATGAGGACGAGCAGGATGAGCAAGGAGAGCGGGACGACGGCGGCGGTCGACAGCAGCCGGTGGCGCAGCGTGGGCGGGGGTGCTGGGGTGGGTGACATCGAGCCTGTACCTCGTGCCTCGAGTATCGCCTACCGAGGGGGGGTCCCGCGGTGAGGTGCGTCACACCCGAGTGGAAAGGCGGTGGCGGTGCCCCCTGAGTGGTGGAGTGCGGTCAGCCGTCCGACGGCACCGACCCCGTCTGCCGACCCCGGAGCCCTCCTGGGCGCCGCACCCGCCTACACCGGCCCCCAACCGGGCGGAGCCCGGGCGGGGACCCCGGTGGCGCCCCACTGGGGCCTGGCCACCCAGGCGGCGCAGAAGCACGGGCTGGATCCCTCTTTGCTGGCGGCGGTGTGGGACTTCGAGAGTAGCGGGAACCCGGGGGCCATCAACAAGAGCAGCGGGGCCACCGGGCTGGGGCAGGTGATGCCCCGGGAGCGGGGCTTCCCCGACCGGCCTACCCAGCGGGAGCTGCTCGACCCGGCCACCAACGCGGAGTGGAGCGCCCGCATCCTCAAGAGCGGGCTCGACCGCTACGGCAACGAGGACAAGGCCCTGGCCGCCTACCTCGGCGCCATCGACGCCCGGGGCAACATCACCGGGGCCGTCGACGCCAACGGGACAGGGGGTAACCAGTACATCCGCACGGTACGGGAGCGCCAGCAGCGATACACCGGTGGGGGCGCACCGGGCCCAGCCACGCCCCCCGCGGCGTCTGCCCCGGCCCCCGCCCCGGCCCCCGCCTGGTGGACGGCGCTCGCGTCCTCGGACGCTGGAGGCGGGGCCAGAGGCCGAGGGGCACCCGCTGGTGACGCCGGCGGGGCCGCCACCGCCCCGATCGGGGCGGCCCCGGTCAAGCAGGCGGTGGCGGCCTCTTGGGCCCTGGCCAACCTGGGGAGCAAAGACTTCTACAACCTGTGCCAGCGCTTCATCGAGCAGGCCTACGGCACGGGCGGGCAGTACGGCTCCGCGGCCGCGGCCAGCAAGGCCCTGTTCAAGACGGCCGACCCGGCCCAGGCGGACGTGGGCGACCTGGTGTTCTTCCGCCCCGACGCCAGCAACGGGTACGCCGGGCACGCCGCCATCTACCTCGGGAACGGGGAGATGGTGGGGGCCACCAACGCCGGCGTCACCAAGGACAACATCTTCACCAACCCCTACTGGAAGAACCTCCTGGTGGGCTTCGGCGACCCCCCCGACGCTTGGAAAGGGCGCCCCTCGAGCGGCGACCTCATGAAGGGGGCCGGCCAGCTGGTCGGGAATGCGAAGGCGGCCGTGCAGGGCGCAGTGGGGGCCACGGCGGGAGCGGCTCCCGCTTGGTGGAGCGCAGTGACGGGAGGGAGGAGCTAAACGATGGCGGCCTCAGCACTGGCCATGCAAATCGCGCAGTGGATCGCCCGGGGCCGGCAGGGCCCCCCGCCCGCCGGGGCCACCGCCCAGGACATCGCGGCGGCGGGCCTGCCCCCTCCGGCCACGGGCACCACGGACTCCGGGGACGCCGTCACCAGCGGCCCGCCTGGCCCCACCACCGAGGCGGCCACGGCGGCGGAGCGCGTGCTGCCCTACCCCGAGCCCAAGGACGAGTACGAGCGGGCGCGGAACCAGGAGCAGCGCCTGCTGTGGCAGCTCGAGGACGCCGACGCGGCCATCACCGCGGCCCGCGCCAACCCTACCTCCCCCGACTACTTCAACATCCCGCAGCTGGAGACCAACCGCTCCCGGATCAACTCCGACCTCACCGCCCAGCAGGGGACAGTGCAGCGGGCGCTGGCCGCGCGGGAGGTGGAGGAGAAGAAGAAGCCCCACACCGTCCAGAAGCAAGAGCGGGGACCGGACGGGGAGACCTACGTCGTCACCTACGACGTCGACGCGGCGGGCAACGAGAAGTGGAACGGCCAGAAGCCGGTCAAGCTCGATCTGGGCACCGACCCGAACGCCGCCGTCGAGCTGCAGACCGCGCAGGTGAACCTGGAGCGGGCCCGCCAGCAGCTGGCGCAGGAGCAGGACCCGCTGAAGCGGGCGCAGCTCCAGGCCCAGGTGGAGCAGGCGCAGTTCACCCTCCAGCAGGCCCGGGCGAAGGCGCCCCTCGAGCAGCGCCTCCAGGAGCTCAGCATCCAGCAGGCCGAGCAGAACCTGAACCGCCCCAGCGTCCAGACGGTCGGCGGGCGGGCGGTGGGCCTCGACCCCCTCACCGGCCGGCAGACCTTCGCGACCGATCTGATGAGCCCGGAGGAGCGGGCGCGGGCGGAGGCCACGGCCGACCTGCAGCTCGAGGCGGCCCAGCGCGGCACCCTGCCCCAGAACGCCTACGCCGCCTACACCCAGGAGCGCTCCCGGCTCCAGACGGCGGGCCGGGCGGAGATCGACCGCCTGCAGGAGCTGCAGCGCCAGGGGGTGCTCTCGGCGCAGCAGGCCGAGAGCCAGTTCCAGCAGTGGCTGGGCCCCCGCCAGGCGCAGCTGGAGGGTTTGCAGGCGGCGGCGAGCGAGGCCCAGCGCGCGGAGCAGCAGCGCGTGGACGAGCTCAACGTGGCGGAGGAGCGGCGCGTGGCCGCGGCCAATCAGGCCCGGGAGCAGACCGCCTTCGGGGTCGGCGAGAGCGCCCGCCAGCAGCTGGCGGCGCTGCTGCCGAACGTCCGCACGCCCCAGTTCCTGGCGCAGTATGGGGGGCTGGTGGAGCGCATGGCCCAGCGCGCCCAGGCCCCGTCAGCCGAAGCCGCCGCGGCGCTCCCACGGGGCACCACGTTCAGCGCCGACACCTTCAATCCCGCCAACTTCCGGGGGGTGCTGCCCGACCTCGAAAGTTTTGCGAAGGCTGCGACTGACCGCGCCCTGGCCGCCATCAGCCCCACCGTGGCCCAACGCATCGGCTTCAACGCCCCGCCCCTGCCCACCGGGGACGCCCTGACGGGGCTGATAAACAAAGTCGGATACGCAGGACCACTTCTGCGCGCGCCTCAAGGCGGCGTACCGCTCCCGGATCAAAACGCGATCGATCTGGGCACGGGCCAAGCGAGAACCGTTTATCCCGGTGGGTCTTGGCTCGATTGGCCGATCGGCGCGCCTCCGACATAGCGGTAGGAGCGACCGTCCACGATATGCCCGACGGTCGAGACAGCTAGCCCATACTCCCGTGCCAGGACGCTCGAGGGCACACCCAGGCGATACTGTTCACGAAGCTCACGGACCTGACGGTCGGTGAGCCGTCGACCCCCCGCGCGGCCTTTGATTGCCATG